GTCGTTACCAACAAGGGTGTTGCCCGTGCCAGCGGTGAAGACCACATCGTTTGCTGCATTGTCACCAAGGTTGATGAAAGCGCAGTCAAATGTTGAGCCAACTTTAAGGCTGGGGAACGCAGCGTCAAGCAATGCGCCTGTGGGGAATACATAGGCTCCAGCGTCTGTGCCGCCTGAGTCCATAGTACACACACCAGCAGCCAAATTGTCTGCTGTGATGGTGACAGCCGCGCCAGTCAAAGCAACTGGAGTGCTGGTGTTGGAGAAACTAATTTCGCCAAGATTGCCGTCACCAACTTGGTAACCGCCTGCGCCGTTTGGGAGTGCCATGATAATTTCCTTTTAAAGTGGTTTGAAAGCAGGGGCCGAAGCCCCCGGTTCGATTTAGCCGAAGATGCGGCAAGCCATTTGTGGACGAATGGTGTTGAAGCCATACAACACGTCAACACGGCAAGGCATACGGTCGTTGTTGATGTCGTACTGACGAACAACACGCAGGCTGATACCGTTGTGAACGGCACGGCTTGCCATGTCAACGCCTTGTGGCAGCAACAGGTCGGCGGTAGCGAATGCGATGGCATCCTTGTGGTACACCAAGTTCTGGGGGAACGAACCACTAGCGGCACCAACGAAGATGACAGCTTTGCCGGTCAAAGGCAGGCTGACCATAGTGCACAGGGCGTTACCAGCCGAGTACATTGGGGCAACAGTCACAGTAGCTGTGGTAGTGCTGGTGGAGGACGAGATCGCCACGAACTGGAACAACGAACCTGTGGACTCACGAGTCTGTGGGTTGGCTGCAAAGCAGTCAGCGATTGTGAACACGTCACCAGGGTTGATGGTTTCGCCAGAGCCGACAGTCAGAGTCAGAGTGGTTGCGCCTTCAGCGGTCACGCTGGCACCAGTGGTGTTGCCAGTAGCAGCACGGGTGCCGCAGGTGTGGACCTTGATCGACTGGCTCATGTTGACTTCTTCGTAACCCAACACTTGCTCACCCATCATGCCGTTCTTGAACTGGCGCGAGATGACATCTGTGGGGTTGAAGAAACCAGACAGACCGTTGACCAAAGCAGCGTTAGCGGCAGGGTTCACGGTAGCGTAGCGAGGCGACATGGTGGCGGCGTTCTCGTTCAGCTTCTGCTGGGCTTGCAACAGCACCAGGGCGGTCGATGGGGCATTGCCGGGGGAGCCGACAGAGTTACCGACCAGCTTGTATGCGTTGGCAACGTCAGCGTCCACGGTGGAGGCCAACTGGCTGATACGTGGCTTCAAGACACGCTCTGCGAAGTCGTCCATCTGCATGGTCAATTCAGCGGATGTGAAGTTGATGCCGATGTGCTTTTGGCTGGAAACAGTCAAAGTGGTGAACTGTTCGTTGTCGTCCTGAACTTGCAGGGCGGCACCGTCAGTGACCAAAGCGCGGTCGGGCAAACGGATACGCAGTGTAGAACCGATCTTGGCACCTGAGACAGCGAAGCTGTCGTCGTACTGACGGTTCACGTTGCGGGTGATCACCAAGTTGTTCTCGAGGATTTCGAGAGACTTGCGGGTGATCATGTCAATGGTAAGGATCGAATTGCTCATGATGATGATTTCCTATTTAGCGGTTGCGGGTTGCCCGTGCTTTGTCGATTTGTCTTTGGCGCTCGGCAGCAATCCAGTCCGATACATTCAAAGTCTTGGTAGACCGAGGATCGGTGGTGTCAGTGACACCAGGATTGGTTGCTCGTGCGGTTACCGGACGAATCGGGTCTGGCGCAGACGATGTTTTCTTTTGGAAAGGCTCGGCAGTTAATTTAGCCTCGACTTTTCCAATCTCACGCGCTTGCAACAGTGGCGACAAGCGAGATATGCGGTCAGCTTCCTTGGGGTTACTACCTAGCCAATAGGCCAGATCAGGTCCAAGGTCAGACGCTTTGATGGTTTCAGCCATCGCATCGGTGACTCGAAGATTCGGGTTATACGCAACTTGGTCAAAGTCATCGTATTTAGACCGGGCTTCTTCCTCACGCTCTGCAAAGGTTTCTTCAATCTCAGCGCGTTGTTTCTGGATTTCCCGATGTTGGACCAGTTTTTCAGCCTCATCACGGATGAAATTACCGTAGGCTTGAGGGCTGTCAAATTGATCTGCTGTCGGAATTTCCGTTGGCGTGGCTGGCACGGGTGCCTGCTTTGCCTGCTGCTCACGTTCCCATTTGCGCTGTTCTCTTGCGAGGCGCTTGCCAATCATCGCGTCGATTTCAGCCTGCGAGTACTTCTTTTCCTCTTGGGTGCTACCGTCTTGATTCTCAGCTACTACCGGCGCATTTTGTGCATTGTCCGTGGTGGCCGTCACCTCGGGTGCTTGCGCGGAGTCAACTTCCGCTAAGGTTTGGACTTCATCAGTCATTTGCATGTTCCATTGGAACCCCGGTCTACTGGGCCGGTACAGTGGTTTATCTTACAACAAAGCAGCAAGGTGTCAAACACCCAAGTTGCCTGCCGCGATAAAGGTGTCGGCCACAGGGCTGATCAAAGAGATCACAGCATACTGACCCATTGTGCTGAACAGGCCAGAGTACGAGTTGAGGGTGGCAGCGCCAGCGGCCACTGTGACCTTGCCCGCACCGCCTTGGATAATGGTGCAGTTAAAGCCCAAGCCAAGGCCCGTGGCGCAGGTGATCGTGACAGCAGAGCCGCTGGTGCAGTGGATCACCTTTTGGTTGTCTGCTGCGGTCAGGGTACGCGAGGTGCCCGCTTCAGTGACGATGTTGGCCGCAAGCTGGGCGGCGATCATCTGATCGACCGTGACCTTTTTGGTTGTGCTCGATTGCACGATGGGCAACACCTCTGTTCCGGCAAGCGGGGTGGTGACTGCGGTCAGTTGGGAAATTTTTAAGTCGGCCATGATTTAGTCCCAAATGCGGTACGGTGTACCAGTTACAGTGATTTTATATGGGGTGATTGCCTCGGGCAATTCACCGCGCATATTGACGTGCCAGCCACCGACATCAGCCATCTCGGGGTACTCCATGCCTTCTTCATCGGTCAGCATGGTTCCTGTGGCTTTGTAGATCAGACCAATAATGTCGATCATCTGACCCTCGCCTTGGACAACTTGATCTCCAAATTGAGCCAGCAAGCTGGTTTCTAGCATCAACCTGGTGGCTGTTGCTTCATTTGGAAACTTGAGGTGAACATCAAGAGCGTTCATGCTTTATCCTTTTGAAAACGCTTGAACTTCAGCGTTAATGATTCGTTGAGGCCAATAACGCACGGTTTGGAGTTGCCCGTTTAAGTAGTTCGTGCCGTCTGAGCCTAAGCGTGCCTGAGTGACTGTTGGAATGGTTGCCGCAGTGTCTGTCGCCGCAGCACCGCCGTTTACAGCAGCGGCACAGTTGTCTGTGTTCCACGCCGCACCAAGGTTATAGGCCGTGTTCGCAGCAATAGTGCCAGCGTCAATTTGGGCCTGTGGTGCGCCGCCGTCAACAATAACCAACTCAGGGTTTGTCGTGCTACCACGCAATGTAATAACTTCATTGGCAGTCGCATCATCAAACTGCAAAGCAGGTCGAGTACCCGACACAGTAGAAGGCAGCACGCGAGCAACAACACCGCCAGCACCCGCGCTGTACCAATCGCTGAAGTTCGTACTTGTCATCGTAGCCACATCGGCAGTGCGTGTAACTTGGGATGCAACTGTTGGGATAAAGCTAGTGGAAAAAGAACCAGCCTCTACTTGAGCGCCCCAGATGTAAAAACCATTTGAGCCGTTTCCTGTCGTTCCGGTCTGGTCGTAAACGTAAACTGCGTTTGTACCTGTAAGATCACAAGTTGCAGTAACCGCAATCCGATACCAGCCTCCACCAGCATCACTGACTACAACTGTACCCACGTTACTTACCACAGCGCCTGTGGAAAGGTTTACAGCGGCAGACGCCCATCCTGCAATTCCAATTATGCGCAATCGAACAACATTTCGCTCCCCTGCTTTTGCATAGCAGCTATAGGTGTAAGTTGTGCCTGAAATTAAAACAAGAGATGAAACAATATTCCCAGCAGATGAACCATTATTTAGAATTAACTTGTCCGCAGTCTGTGTCCCACTTGGAGATGTAATTCCAACAAAATTGGCAGATACGCTAGCGTTGCTTGTCACCCAAACAATATTGTTAAATTCTTCAGAATAGCTGCGAAGGTTTGTTCTAGCTTCTTCGATCAACAATCCCTTACAAACCACTGTCACTGGGTCAAAATCAAAACGCGGTGTGTCAGCAGCCATTGTCTCAACATACCCGCTACTGTTTACACGGGTTGCTGTTGCACCTGATCGCGTGAAAGTGATTCTGCTGTCAAGTGAGGCAGTTGTAAAATCAAGCGCAAGCCGTGGCAACACTCGTTCTGTGGCGGTAAGGGTAAAAGACGGAGTAATCATTTTCGCACCTTAAATTCCAATAAAGGTCGCTACAGCAAAGCCATTAGCGCCACTTTTGTTGATGCGTAAGAAACCGCCGTTGTTGTCAAAGGTAAATGTCTGCGTGGCGTCTCCTGCAATCGTACCCATCAATGTTGCTGCCACGTCTGCGCCAGTCCCACCAGATCGTTTAATGGCAACTGTGTAAATCGCACAGAACGACTCACCAGCAAAAGACGAACCACGAATAATGCAAAGTGTGCCACCATTGTTTGCGCTGACTGGAATATTTGTGGTGACAGCCGTTGTACCACTACCGGGAAAAGTAAACGGTCCTCGGACTGAGTTGGTGCCGTTTGCGACTAAGTTTCCGGTAATCGTTGCGTCACCCGTGACAGAAGCATCACCAGACGCAGCAAAACTCGTCGTTGTAATCCCAGTGCCAAAGTTTGCCGGGTCATCAGCGGACGATGGGATACCTGCGTTTGTCGAATAAACGCCATAATAGGCAACGATTTTTGCTGAACCTGAATTTTTGACAGTTAAGGCACAGTTGCCGCCAGCAATCAGACAGTTCGTAAACGTCAGGTTTGCGTTTGATGTGTTGTCAAAATCAATAAGCGCGTCTGTGGGAAACGCACCCGGATCAAAAATGCAGTTGTCTACATTCAAAACAACAGCGTCTATTCCACTCAAAAGCGATGTTTTGATGTAGCTTTTACAGTCGTTGTCCTCAAACCAGCAGTTACTGAATGTCGGGTAATAGACTCCGTCTGTGTATACAACAGACTCGTTGACGTTAATTTTCTCAAACACACAGGTATCAAAGATAACCTTGATGCCGGACGAAAACTCAACGGCATAGTCTACGTTTTCTACCCTTGCAAATTCGCAAGCAGAGAACTTGTTGATGTTTGTCGCACGCAACGGAGAAAACGAGCCGCGAGAGCGAACTGGTTGAAAGTTCAAACCCGCAGAGGCGTGAAAACCAAACATGGTGCGAGAAACTTCGCAGGCAATCATGTTTGCATCAATGCCAAAACGAAGCCTTGAATTGAAAACACAGTCGTTAATTGTCCAATGTGCCAGATAGACGTTGGCTGCCGATGCTGGTGGGATTGGCGTAAAAATGCCAGTACCCGTTCCGTCGGTAGTCGTAGAAAACTCGATGCCGTAAATCTGCGCGTCTTGTCCCAGAAAATCGCTGGTTACGCCAAATATCGCGTTGTCAGACGTTGCTTTAAGGATTGTTTTTCCCTTGACACCAATGACGCTAAAGTCCTGCTTTACAAAATCAATCATTGTACCGATGAGGTATTCCCCGGCGGGAATGAACACTGACCCTGCGGCATCAATAGCGGCTTGAAAAGCTGCGCTGTCATCCGTCACCCCGTCACCCACAGCCCCAAAGTCCATGACGCTGACTGTCTGAGCCAGTTTGTCTTGTACCGTGTAGCCGCTAGTTACGGCACCTGCAAACGGTGGGTCGTATTCAACAAGGCTTGCGTTTGTTGCAATGCCTGTACCATTAATGCCGGTAATGTTGTCCCAAGTTGCAATCGTAACCTCGGTCGAGGTCTTCAACACAAACTTGTAATTTTGACCAGCGGTCACCCAAATTTCACCCGTTGCCACACGACCAGCAGAGTTTAGAACAATCGGATTAGTGTGCGCTGTTGCGCCACTGACACTCGTGTAAGTGGCTTGCGGTGTGGTGGTACCAGCCTCGTATGTGTACAGTTTTCCACCAGACAACGGGTTGCCGTTGTCGTCAAAAAATTGTTGACCGGCACCAGCCAGCGCAGAAAGGTTGACCGTCATGTCTTACTCCAGCAAAATAAAACCGCCGTCCTCTTGCACGAGGTTTGCGCCGGACTCGGTGAGAAGGTTGCTCTGTGCCTGTTCGCTGCCGCGACCGCCGAACAGCGAAATAATGCCACCCAGTCCAATGCCAACAGCGTTGCGAACAGCAAGGAAGCTCATTTTGTGTTCATCGGTTTGCAGTACACCACGCCAGCAGATGAGATCTGGATGGCACTGACTCTCCACAGACCGCTGGTGCTGATTGCCACTTTAAACGGGATGGGTGTGAATGCGGGGATCGGTGTGCTGGCAGTGGTTGCCACAGCGCCTTCGCCCACCTCAACGTAGCAAGGCTGGTCGGACCAGACCATGACACCTTCAGGACCAGCGGGCCAGCCAGCAGTGTTGGCTGCGGTGCCTGTGAAAGAAGCAGTTTGAGCCGGGAAATTGGCTTTGGTGAGGGGGTTCAAGAGTTCCATAACGGTTCCTTTATGCCAAGAATTTTAACTTGTACAGGGTGGACAGGTAAAGCCCAACGATTTCATCAATGATGTTCTGGATCGCGGTGTCGGTTTTGCTCACCACCTCGTACCGCATGTCCTCAATGTCTTTGAGGGACTGCTCCAGAAACTCAATGATGTTTGTGGTCTTCTTGGCGCTCATCAGGCTGATGGGACCAATTAGACCATGACGGCCTTGGTATGCCTCGGCAAACTTGTCGGCCAAGTCGATCACTTCGTCGTAGAACGTGTTCAGCGCCGAGTGCTTGGAGAAGCTGCGGGTGTTCAGGTGAACCGAGTGGGCCACGTCACGGGCCAAGAACAGTTCGCCTACGAAATCAGCGCATTTCATTCATGTCTCCTTGGGGTGGCATCATCTCGGGCATCATCTCAGGCTGCATTTCGGGCATCTGACGCTGCTCATTCATCATGACCATATTGTCGTTGCTTTCCATCGCAGCCGCCACAACACCCATAGCGATGTCTTGAATCTGCTGCTCAGTCATACCAGCCTGCACGGCGCTGATACGCTTAGTCTCAGCATCAAATGCTTTGATCTGGTTGGCCTGTTCCTTGATTTCCAAGTCACGGACTTCCATGCTCTGGTTGACGTTTTGCAACATCTGGAACATGTTCTCCATCTCAGCCTGCATGGCCTGCATCTGCTGGTTGGCAGCGGCCAAGGCTGGATCATCTTCGTCGGCCAGCACTTTGGGGTCGATGGTTTTCTTGAACCGCTTGGCAAGGTCTTGGGCGCCGGGCCAGTCCATGTTCTTGACAAACAGGTCGCCAGCGACTTGCCACAACTGTGGGTTGCCTTGCAGCAACTGGGCCATGCTCTCCAAAGCCTCTTGACGCTTGGTGGCGTAGCCAGGACCGGTAATCACGCGCACATCGTACTTGCCAACGCCGGGGTTGTAGATCTTCTCGATCAACGTACCCTCTTGGTCCACGATGCGCTTGACTGGTTCCTCTTGCATTGGGTTCATCCTGACGGTCGATGGCTCACCATCTTCACCAATGATGCGGGCAATGCGCTCAGTGTCGTAAATCTTGGGGATCAGATCCACGAGTTGACGACCAATGTGACGGATCGCACGGGCCAGGTTGTCAACGTAGTGGTAGGTGCCGATGTCGCCTTCGCGCTGACGGGCCAAGATGGCTTTGCCGCTACGCTCGTTGCTGGTCATGCCCAGCGATGCGTTGTACTGGCCGGTGGCCGACTTGATGTCCTCGGCAGCACCCGCCTTGGCTTGCAGCAGGCCGCTGGAGGCCATTGGAGGTTGTGCCCGCTGGGGTAGTGGCAACACAGCGCCTTGACCGTCTGTAACGTCTGGATTGACCTCCAGATAGGGCCAGTTGTTCGTGTTGGCAGTCTTCCACTGCTGCTCGTAGCCTTCAAACTGGCCGCCGTACCCGATGAACGGGGCTTTGGGGGCCAGCGCCAGCATCTCAGCTTCCTGCGACACCCAGTAGTTGTACATGCGCTGGGCATCCTTGGCGTTGCGCACCAAGCCCGACACGTACATCTGGCCGTCAACCTCAAACTCGTTACCGACCACGCGCACCACGGGGATGTAGGAGCCAGCCCAATCGCGTTCTTCAAGGATGTCGTAGCCGTTGATCTTGCACCACTTGACCTTTTTGCGGTCAGCTTCGCGGGTGCGGATCGGCTTGCCGAACATCTCACGCAGCATCTTGTCCTCGGGCGTACCGCTAAACGCAGTCTGGTTACCGGGGTACAGGTTGAGCGTGTGCTTTTCGTACTCGATGTAGAAGTACTCGGCGATGCGGATGGTGTTCTCACCGATCCACTGGGCGATGGACTGATCGCCCACGCCAAGGCTCATGAGGGTGCTGATAGGCGCTGCATCGGGGTACAAACGCTCATACTCATCTTTGGGGATGTCTTCCGTGATGAAGCACCAGCGGGCATCTGCGCCTGCGGGGTCTTGGATCAAGGGGTCCATGTAGACGCTGAAGCTGTTGCGGATGCGCCCAATCTTGATGTCTTGATCGAACGACTTGTCGTCGCAATACTCGGTCAAGACCCGGATGTAGCCTTCGCCGTAGGACACTTGGTTCTCGCAGGCGGTGTCGTAGGCCACGTCAGCATCGGAGATGTACTCAATGTGGCGAATCACGCCGTTGAACACGTCTGCCATGTCCACATCGGCCTTGTCGTCAGCCGGGATCACCTTGATGCCGGGACGGTTCATGCGCTGCTCGTTCGTCACTTGGTGAACGTGCTGCGGCAGCTTGTTGATGGTTAGGCAGGGGCGGGCGTTGATCGTTTGGCCCTGCAAAGAGCCACGGGTCTGGAGCACATCAGCGGGCCACTGCCACTGGTTGTCTGGAGAGCCAGCGTAGAACCGCAAATCGTCGAGTTCGTCTTCCCGAGTCTCGGAAAACGCAGTCATCGCTGTGTTCAAACGTGAACGGGCAACGGTCAGAATTTCCTCGGAACCGCCTTTTGACGAGTTTGGTCCGTTTTTTGCCACATTTGCTGCGGCTACGATTCCGGTGGTGTCTTTCATGCGTCAAATACTCCGAGGGTGTGTGATTCCCTCATGACCAGAAGGTTGTCACCCTCGTATTTTAGGTCTTGGCCGATGGAATCACCAAATAGCACTTTGTCGCCGACTTTCACGTCCTTGGCTTCAGGCCCAACGGAGATTACCACACCCGTGCCAGTTTGTTTCTGTCTCAAAAGGATAAACAACTCGTGTTTTTCCATGTCTGGACGCACGATCAGGCAGTCTTGCAGGGCTTGGAGGCTCATTTTTTGGTCTTCATTGTTGGTTTTTTGGCAGCTTCACGTTTGACGGCATACGCGATTGCCACACTTTGGGCTACGGGTTTACCCGCAGACACTTCGGCCTTGACGTTCTTGCGAAATGCCTCTTTTGAGGGTGACTTGACGAGTGGCATCACTTGGCCTTTTTAGCAGGTTTTGCAGTCTTGGCCGACTCCTTAAAGTCCTTGGCCGTAGGTGCACCGGCAGCGCCGGGTTTGCGCATCTTCTCGCCAGAGCCAGCAGCGATACGCTCGCGCTTGGCGTTGATGTTTGCATAGAGTCCGGGTTTTGTAGCCATGATCAGCACTTCCATCTTTTAAGTGATGCCTTGGCCCGTTCTGCTGGACCTTTGGCGTTTTTGACAACCCCTTCCATGCGGGCACAGAACGAATCTTTACGGCCCTGGTCGGCCTTTGTCTTGGGGCTGGGCGCTGGCGCTTTGAGATTGCTGCCAGTAGCTGCGTTGTACTTTGCACGGCCCTTCTCTGTCAAGCCCGCGCCCTTGGATGCAGGCAGCTTCTCGCCACGACCGACAGAGAGGGAAACACTTTTCTTGGTAGCCATCACGAACCCATCCATGAATTTGTGGCAGCACCGTTTTGAGCGTTGCGCCTAGTGAGTGGTTGCTCAGTGTACTCTCTGTGAGCCACAGGGAACGCGAAAGTCACGCAAATGGCGTCAGCAGCATCGGGTGACGCCAAGCCACGGGCTTTCATGTCCTTCTTGCTCTCCAGAAAAATCGTACCTCTTGAATCAGGCTTGATCATAGGCGAAACCAGATCAGTCTTCAAGAACCTGTCCTTTGGAATGCTGGCAGATCTCAGCCAATCTTTCATCTTGCCCCACATCTCAGCACGCTTATTGCCGTACATGATGGGGTTCGCACTCTTGTTGCCAAAGTTGACACCCTTGATCTTGTACCGCTGCTCTTTCAGCCGGTCAACAATGCCAGCGCCAAGACCTCCCTCATCAATCACCACCAGGGCAGGCTTGAACTCCTCAATGGCCTCAATGATGTGTCCCACCACCGTCATGGTGTCATCCCCTCGATGCCGGTCAATGCGCACAATGTCACGGCCCTGCCTGATGGCAATCACCGTGGCATCTGCTCCAAACCTAGCTGGGTCAACTCCAATGATGATCGGCGCTGTCTGGTCCTTGTACTTAGACCTGCCCATCGCTTCATCCACAATGTTTGACGGAATGAACTGGTCGTCACCAGCGTTCGGGAACTGCCCGTAAACCTCGACGTGAGCCTGGCTGCTGTCTGGTCCATACTCGTCAATGATGTTCTGGTACACAGCCTTGTCAGTGCCTTCCACCGTCCGGGCATCCACCACCTTGGTGTTCCAGAAATCCCTCTTGCTGTGAAAGGTTTCGTAGAAGTACCCCGTGTTTCGCCGTGGGTTGGAAAAAGCCAGCCACAAGCGATTAGGTGTGTTTTCGGTAAAGAATCCAGCAGTCACTGCCCAGATGCTGTCCTCAATACCGGATGCTTCGTCGAAGATCACCATCACACCATCAAAGTTGTGAACTCCAGCATAGGCATCTGGGTTTTCGGCTGACCACAGCCTGCCCTCAACAGCCCAATAGCGTGTGCCTTTTTTCAGGTCTTTTTCCACCAGCTCAGTGAGCCAGTTGGCAGGGGTGATCTTGGTCGCCGCAACTTCAAACCAGTGGCTGTTAATGCTCATCGCCAACCACTTGGTGATCTCGGCCCATGTCACCGCACGAAGCTGCGACTCTGAGTTGGCCGAAATGATGGTGGTCGAGCCAATCCTGGTGGACAGCATCCAGATGGTGAGCCACGACACCAGTGCAGACTTGCCAATACCACGGCCAGAAGACACAGCATTGCGCAGTGTCTCAAAGTCTATGCGGCCACCCTGGCGCTTGATGTGCTCAGTGATCTCACGCAGCACCTCCCTCTGCCACTTCCTTGGCCCCTTGAAGTTCGCCAGTGGCGTGTTCTCTTGGCCCCAAGGAAAAGCAAACAGCACAAAGGCTTCGGGGTCATCGGCAATCGCCGGTGTCCACAGCGTTGCCATTAACTCCTGTTCGTCTTCGGGCTTGTAGATGGTGGTTTGCATTTATCTAGCGTTTTGATAGAATGGAGCCATGATTCTATCTCCAATTGTCAACACCGACATCAAGATGCCAAAGCAAATGCTTGACGCACTTGGCTTGCATGAAACCAGGTGCGTTGTCACCGGCGTAAGCGTTGTCACCGAAGAATCGGTGCGGGCATTCCTGTCTGCTCGGTACGGTGAAAAATTCGCCAGCAAATTTAACCCCAAATTCCTGTTCAGTATCCCAGGCGCTTGAGCAACTGGTTGGTGATGACTCCCGCGTAAGGGTGCATTTGCATCGCCCTTAAATCTGATGCCCTCGGATTTTTTGGGTCCGGTATGCCACGGCCTTGAACCACTTGCGGCAACAACTCAAACACATTGACATCTTCAGCCAAGGTGCCAATGCCCTGACCCGGCACCCCACCTGGGTACGCCGGATGCGTCGATCTCAACAACGGGCTTCCAGCAAAGATCTCACCCACGTTCATCACACCACCCTCTTGCGCAGCCAATTGCGCAGGGTCAGACACGGCCAACCTTGCGCCACCAATGTTCAGACCTCCAGTATTGCGGAAATTGGTGTCCATCATATTTTTCACGGCCTTGCGCACCTTGTCTGGCGCATCGCGGAACTGCTGCACACTGGCCGGATCTGACACACCAGACCAATCAGGAATCATCTTCTTGATCGACTTGTCTAGGCTTCTCTTTTGAATTTTCCCCATCGCGCTGTCAGCATACGCCAACATCGTCTCACCCGTCATTTGCGCAAAATCACCACCAGTTGGCGCCATGCGATACGGCAAATACAAAGGATTCTGACCCGTTGCGCTCTTGACCTCTTCCGCATACTTCATCAAAGCCTTGGCCGGCCCTTGTCCAGATGCCCACACCTGACCAGGATTGCTGAACATGTAGTCCTGACCGCCACGCAACTCCACCGGCCTGTTAAACCGCACATCATTGATGCCCACCAACTTACCACCAGCAGCCGTCCTGTCAGCCATGCTCGTGATAAACGGCCTGCCCTCAAAATCAGCCAGTGAAACAGCCGGTGCATTCGCCGCACCAGGATTCAACTGAATGTCCCGAGTCATGCCACGCAAACGCTCTTGCTCCAACACCCTCGGGTCATACCTCGGGTCAAATGCACCAAACCCACTGCGGCCAGATGGCGGCACAGCAAAGTTCACAGGCGATGGCGCAAACGCAGCCGGCACGCCAGGTATCGTTGACTGCCCAGACATCATGCGTGCAGCCAACTCCTCGCCAGCCATACGGCCACCAGCCATCGCAGCCCTGCGTGCCTGCCTTGCCGCCTCCAGCGTCGCCATCGTCACCGGTTGCGCCAGTGGTGCTACGGCCATTGCCGCCTCAATTGCCTCTGGCCTGATCTGGGTGGTCATCCCTCTGCCAGTGGTCAGTGGCTCACCATAGGACAGCCGGTCCAGCGTCTGACTCACCGCTGGCAGTGACAAGAACTGCGCCATGCCCTGCATCTGCTGCGTGCGCTGCGGTGCGTAAGACGCAGCCGCCAAATCAGCCAAGTACCCAAGCACCTGGTTGCGCGGGGTCGCACTCATGGTGTCTTGGTACGCCAGCCTGTTGGCTGGACGCTGGGCTAAAGCGTTTTGGTAGATCGGCATGGGGGGGATGTTAATTGATTTTTAAAAAAACAAAAAATTAAAAAATGTTCGTGGGGGTACCGTCACCGTGACCCTTCGCCGCCGGCCCTCCCCCCCCCGCCCTTGCCGGCGGGACGGCCAGCCACGGGTTGTCCACAGGGTTTTTGCGCGGGTTATCCACACCAGCCTGTGGATAACTAGGAATGTAGGCAGTCGGTGTTAATTTTTCTGTGGATAACTTGGCATCGACTTTACATAATGGACGTTGTATGAAGTAGACGTACGTTTTTGTCAGGGTTAACCCTGATGCGTAGCCGGTTGGGCGCGTGTGCGTAACTGTACAAAATCTATGCGTAAAGCGCATAACCCTGCCCCTAACAACACCTAATCCAGCCAAACCCCAACCGATTACCTCACCAAATGTCACGAATCGACAGCCTTACTCTCCACATCCACAACATTGCTTTCATCCTTGAGAACACGCTGCTTTGCTTCTTTGAGCGCATCCATGACGCTAATGCGGGTGTCGGTCACGGCAACGTCGATGCGATCACCATATCGTTTGGCGTACAGCTTTGACGCTACCCACTTGCGTGCGTCCACTTGCATACGTTTTTGCTGAACCCAAGCAGACGCCATTGGTCCTTCCAAGTGTGCTGGCATCTCTTCATCGGACAACTCGATGATCTCTTCAGCCAGTCGATCAGCACGGCTTTCGGTTGCTCGTTCGTACATGGCGCGGAACTCTGGATTGTTCCGAATCATGAGCATGGCGCATTGGTAGCTGGGCATACCAGGCTGCTTGAGGGTGCTGGTGATGCTTTTACCAGTTGAGATCTGTTTGCATATCTCAGCCCAGATTGGGTGCTCAATCGGATACAGCATTGGCCTGCCTGGACGATTCTTCACTGTCATTTCTGACGCCAAGTTTTCAGTCACTTGTAGACTCCTAAAAAATAAGGGTACTCACACCGGTGCGGTGCTTTCCCCGAAAGTGCGGCAACTGCATTTGCACACGCCATCATGCTATCACCTCAATCTCAACCTTGTAAGTCTTAACCGTACCCGGTCGCTGCCTATACTGCCATTCAACCAACTGGCTGCCATCATCAATGCCAAGCCAGTCAGCCACCCCATCACGCACAGCCTTAAATCCAGATTGCAGATTATCCCCATCCAAAGCCCTAGGAGCCACTCTGGTGAGCACAATCGTGCAAGGTGGGGCCGGAGGTGCAGCAACACTTGCCAGCGCGTTAAACGCCTTCTGGCGCTGACTCTTCACCAACTTCGCCTTCACTGCCCAGTGCATCCTCATGTTCGCCATGCTGACCACCTTCATGTCCATTTCAACTTCAATCATTCCAACCCCTTAAAAACCCAAATCCCATGTACCGAAGGTTCGACCCGACTTTGTGTACCGAACCGAAGGGGGTATATATACCCCTTCGGTACGTTTCGGTACAACGGGCAAGTCGGGCATCGGTACGTTTCGGTACGTTTCGGTACATCGGTACATGGTTTCGGTACACTTGGACTGTACCGAACGAACCGAAATCGGTACAGATCGGTACGGTTCGGTACATTTCACCCTCAAAATAATTGCCGTTTCGGTACATCGGTACATCAATTCTGGCTGTTTCTGGCATGGTCATTGCTTAAATTGCCTCAGAATTTGGTGCCTTCGGTACGGTTCGGTACACGTCATTGCGCACGTTGACCATATCCTTTTTAGTCAAACCCTCAACCGATTCTTTGAATCTTCTGGAGTTCAGCCCGTGGCTCTTGGCAGATTCCCGCCACTCATCGTAGTTCGCTGACACGGCCATACCGTCCAAGCCATCAGCCTGCTTCTTGACCTCAATGGCGACAAGGCAGTTAAGTGCAATCAACTGGTTACCTGGCAAGATGGTCCGCTTTTGCACACTGCTGACCAGCCCAGAGATGTCCACGCTGGTGAGGTACGCACCCTTGACTGCATTGCCGTGCTTGTCGAGGATGGGCAGATCCACTTGGGTAATCTGGAAGTTCTTGGCCGCTGGCATCTCTGCGTCCTTCATCTTCTTGGACTCAAACTGGATGGTTTTGGTGCCCGAATCCAACTGGCACTTGTACTCCGCATCCAGTGCGCCTTTCAGGGCTGTGCTGCCCCTGCTTCTGTCCTTGTCCATCGCCCCACTGTGATGGACCACCAGCACGCAGCACTTGTAATCTTGGCGCAGATACGTGTCCAAGTGCTGAATAAAGCTGTTCATGTCTTGGGTTGAGTTCTCATCCCCGCCCATGTTCCGAGCCAAGGTATCGATCACGATCATGGACGGGATGTGCCCACACTCTGCCGACAAGGTTTTGATGGAGTCAGCCACTAGAGCAGCCTCTGTTGCGTCATACAGTTGCGCTGCCCTGTGGCTTTTGAACAACGGTGCCCCGTCCAATGTGGCCCCATTGCCCAACTCCCAACCCTTAAAGCGCCGAGCCAGTCCGTTGTGGCCTTCGCCGGCAATGTAGAACACTGCCCCTTGCTGCACTTGGTGACCGTGCCAATCCTTGCCGGTTGCCACGCAGCAGGCCAAGTCAATGCTCACAAATGACTTTCCCCCACCTGGATCACCGAACACCTGCGCCAGCGAATCTGCCTCAATGTAATCATCGACCACCCACTTGATCTCGCTGAGAGTCAAGGCATCTGCTCTCGTGAACTCAAACGCCAGCTTGTCACGCACAGGCCCAGCCACGCGCTCGATTTGTTCTTTCACGGCATCCAGTCCTTGCAGGCAGTGCAGGTCATTCCAGTCTGTTGGCTTGTTGTCCACCATGTCAGCATCCCCGAATGATGGATACACAATCTCGCCAAACACCATCGCTGCCGCTGCTCGGCCCTTGGTCACACCAGGGTTGCCCTCAGTGAACTGGTCATTGTCAGCGCCGATCACAATCTTGGAGCCGGGGAACATCTCTTTGGCTGCCTTGGCTACCTTGGACAGGTTGCCACAGTCAAACGCCACCATGACGGTGTACCCCGTAGCCTCATGAATACTGGCACAAGTGGCAAAGCCCTCACCCACGAACACAATCTTACGATTGCCGCGCAACTCAAAGAAACCACCCTCAATCTTGCCACCCTTGAGAAACCGTTTGTTGCCTTCTGCGTCAATGGTCTGGTACGACAAGATCTCACCAGACTGGTTGATCACTGGCACCACCAACCGGCCAGCACGGTCAATCTTGATGCCATGTGCGCTGATGTGTTTCCTCACTAGGTAGGGATGATCATCGCTGGCATCAGCATAGGTGCCGACCTCATCCTCTGCACGCTCTGCTGCCACTGCTTGGCTGGCAAGTCTCTCAGCATCCTTTTTGGCTTTTAGGTCTGCTACCCACTTGTCATGTTCAAACCTCTCGGTGAACGACATGGTGCGGCCAATGTCAGCCACCCACTTGGCCTCAAACGTAGGCTCTTTCCAGCAGCCGGCAATGCCCACTGGCACCTTGCCACTGGTGTGCAAGATGTACCACCCGTCAAGTGACCCCTTCTTGCTTGACACATGAGGCACCCTATGGATCTCGCCATCGGCAATCAGGTCTTTGATCAGCAGGCCACTAGCCTCACAGTGAGTCCTGAACGCAGCTTCAGGGTTGATCAGGTCTTGGCTTTCTGTTGCTGCCGCAAAGCCATTGGGGAAAATAGATGTAAGGCTGCTCATGCCCGAGCCTCCACCAGTTCTGGCCAGATGGACTGCCAACTGCCTTGGCACACCATCTTGCGCCCCAACCGGCCACCTGTCTCTTGTTCTACCCTCACAGCCTCAGAGGCCGACATCTCTCTGCGGCCAGTCAGGCACTGGTAGAGATACTGTTCATTGATGCCAACTTTTTCTGCCAGTTGTCGGCGCTCGTCTGGTGTGATTTGTGTGTTCATAGGTGGCTGAGTCTAGCAGACTGCTTGAACAACAACGCATTAGGGAAAGCACCTATGATTTATTTTCTAGCAGGGGGCTTGACAAGATCTAGCATTACGCTAGAATTCATCACATGGCAGGGAAATAGTTCACTGACCATCACGCCAAAAGGCCAAAGGAAACAAAATGAGCAAACCTAATATTTCCCGCATCAGCTCTGGTCTGTACTACATCACGGGCCACACTGCTGGTGGTTCATTGGTTCAGTACAGCATCCTTAAAACATCCAACGGTTGGACGCTCACAAATACATACGGCAACGGCCTTGAGTTCTACACCGCTTTTGACACTAAGCGTGCAGCAGTCAACGCATTGAGCCTTGCTTAAAACCAAATCACCCACGGGGCCACGGCCCCCTACCATTGAAAGCAAACCATGAACGAAGAAACCAAAAGCAAAGACAAGAGGGTCATCAAGTTGACTCCAGAGGAATACAACGAATTGGAACGCGCCATGCAATGGCCAGAGGACTTGCCTCAATGGGACAAGAACAACACGCCAACTAACTTTGGCGCTTTGTTTGGCAATTTAACAACCATCTGAGGCAAACCATGAAACACCACAAATACCACTACCACCCACAAGTCAAAGCAGCCAAGTTGCACGCACGCGCAGAGGCTGCGCTTGACTTGGTGCTGGCCCTCGCCATTGGCATTGGCTTGGCCGTTCTGCTTGTTGCTTGGTGGTCGTCATGAAAACCATTTGGATCAAACCAAAAACGCTGACACGTTGCCAAATTCTTGGCGTGTGTCAATCAAAGCAAGCGCCATCTTGTGCCATGCAATGCCGGAGGTCATCATGATGGACGACAGCACCATTATCCGTCTGGCCCACCAAGCCGCACACGACGAGTTGTCCATTGCTGTGTTCACCGTCAACGAGTTGCACCGCTTTGCTGAACTGGTGATTGAAGAGCACTGCAAGGCTCCCCAACAACCCCGAGGTGTCATGGTCATGCCCATGAGTTTTGAGGGTGACATCAATCTGATCTGCCACCTTGACTACGAGCCAGCCTTTGCGGGTTCACGTGACGAGCCTGGTTGCCCTGAAAGTATCACCCTCGACAGCGCCTACCACTACGGTCGGGATATCGCTCACTTGCTGTCAGAGGATATCGTTGAGGAAATTGAGCAAGCCGCATTAAAACAAATCGAGGAAGACCAAAATGATTTCTGAACTGACCGCACAACTGCGTCAAGCCAAGCTGGCCGAAGCCACCGCCAAGGCCGAGCGCCTGCGCCTTGAAGACCTGATTGAAAAGCAATTCACCAAGCCAGATGGCGGTGAAGGCACACACACCGACGAGGAGGTCAAGATCACCTGGAAGATCAACCGCACGGTTGACACGGCCAAGGTGCAAGCCGGCTGGGACACACTGAAACCCAACGCCCAGAGTGCTTTCCGCTGGAAGGCCGAGGTAGACCTGACGCACCTGCGTGCCTTAAAAGATTTGGATTCGGCAGCCTACGCACAAGCCGCTGAATACATCACTAGCAAACCTGCAAAACCCACCATTGAACTCAAGGACTGATATGTTTGATTTGAAATCCATCTCTAAGACGCGCCGAGTGCGCAGCCCCAAAATCGTGATCGTTGGTCAAGGCAAGATCGGCAAGACCACCTTTGCCGCTATGGCGCCAAACGCCATTGGCATTTTGACCGAGGACGGCGCTGACGCTGTGGATGCCAACGCATTCCCACTGGCGACCAGCTTGGCCGAGGTTTACACGGCCATTGATACGCTGATCAACCAAGACCATGAGTTCCAGACTCTGTTTATTGACTCGCTCGATTGGCTTGAGCCACTGGTGCAAGACCATGTGTGCAAGGCCAACAACTGGAAGAACATTGAGCAGCCAGGATTTGGCAAGGGCTACATTGCCGCAGCCGAAGAGTGGCGCAACCTGTTGTCTGGTCTTGAGGTGCTGCGCTCCAGCAAGGGCATGGGCATCATTTTGATTGCTCACGACAAGATCAAGAGAGTTGAAGACCCGTTGACAGAGGGCTATGACAGCCATGTTTTGAAGCTGCATGACCGTGCTGCTGGCTTGGTCCAAGAATGGGCTGACGTTGTTGGCTACGCAGGGTATCGCATCTTTACCAGTAAAACAGACGCTGGCTTTGGCAACAAAGAAACCAAGGCCACCACCACTGGTGAGCGCATCTTGCACGTTGAACCTCACCCGGCTCATTGCGGTGGCAACCGCTTTGGCCTTACCAATATGCCGCTTGACTGGGCGGCATTCCAAGACGCACTGACCACAGCGCAGTCTTGATCACTCAGTTCGTAACTTTAACTTTGAAAGAAAACAATGGCACATTTTAATTTTGACGCCTCGCAAGTGGCACCCCAGGCATCCAACGGCCCAATCCCTGCTGGCACTTATCTGGCACACATCACAGAGTCTGACGTTGCGCCCTTGCGCTCGGGCAACGGCACTGGCTTGAAGCTGACGTTTGAGATCATTGACGGCCAGTACAAGGGCCGCAAGGTGTGGGACAACTTGAACATCCAGCACAGCAACGAAGACACGCAGCGCATTGCCCAGTCGCAACTGTCTGCGCTGTGTCACGCCGTGAACGTGATCAAGCTGCAAGACACTGCTGCCCTGCATATGAAGCCGGTCAGCATCAAGGTGGTGGTGCGTGAGGCCAAGGGTGAGTATCAGGCCAGCAACAACATCAAAGGCTACGAAGCCGCTGGTGGTATTCGTCCGGCTGCACCAGCCTTTGTGGCGCAGGCCGAAGAAGCACAAGCCAAGCCGAGCGCACCAGCCTGGGCCAAGAAGTAAATCATGGCCGCACTTCCACAATCTGTTGTGGACCCTGTGGCCGATGCCATCTTTGCCAGTTACAAGGCAAAGTATGGCGCCGAGTCACAGCGCCCCTATCTTGGTGCCAGTGCGATTGGCAAGCCCTGCTTGCGCCAGCACTGGTACAGTTTTCGGTGGTCCAAGCCTGCCGAGTTTTCTGGCCGCTTGTATCGAGTTTTCCAGACGGGTCACCTGCAAGAGCCGCGCATCTACGCTGACCTGGCTGCGATTGGCTGCACCGTGTATGACATGGATCCATCGACCGGCAAGCAGTGGTCGTTCACAGAACCAACCAGTGGCAACCATTTCAAGGGCAATGCTGACGGCATTGTGACTGGCCTGCCGCAAGCGCCGAAGTCGCCGCATGTGCTGGAGATCAAGACGGCATCAGACAAGATGTTCAAGGAGATGCAAAAGTCTGGAGTCAAGAAGGCCAAGCCCGAGCACTACGCGCAGATGCAGATGTACATGAAGTGGAGCATTGACCTGTACGGTGAGAACGGCTGCACCCGCGCCATCTACATTGTGGTCAACAAGAACGATGAAGACATTTACACCGAGCGCCTTGAGTTTGACAAGGACGAAGCCAAAGCCATCATTGAAAAAGCCGTGGCGGTGATCACGGCCACCGAGCCGCCGGTGGGGATCAGCCAAGACCCGTCATGGTACGAGTGCAAGTTCTGCGATTACCACAGCATCTGCCACGGCACTGATGTGCCAGCGCCCACTTGCCGGTCATGCGCCCATGCCACGCCAGAGATGGATGGCAATGCACGCTGGTCTTGCATGGAGCACCGAGCCGATTTGCCTGTTGACATTCAGCGCACTGGCTGTGACTTGCACCGATACATTCCGATCTTGCTGTCCAAGAGCGCCACGCCAGTTGACCTAGTGCCTGGTGGTGTGGTGTATGAGATGGATGGCAAAAGGTTTGTCAACGGCACGCCAGCCAACCATGCAACGCACATCAGCAGTGCTGAGATCCACGCTTGCAATGACAAGACGGTTTTGGTTGATGAGTTTGCCTTGGATCTCAGACTTCAACACGGAGGACGATTTGTATGACACCCCCACCCATCCAAGACATCACCTTGCGTGACTATTTCGCCGCTGCTGCATTGACTGGTTTGCTTGCCAACGGTGATCGTTTGACCGCAGTTAAACAAGCCTTGAAGTTGGCCGATCAGATGATCAAGGAGCGTCAAAATGCAGCTTCGTGAATATCAAAACCGCACGATCAGTGACCTGTTTGATTGGTGGACCAAGCACCAGAGCCATGAAGAGATCCCCTTGCTGGTGCTGCCCACTGGCTCTGGCAAGTCGGTGATCTGCGCTGAGATCGTGCGCCAGATGTGGGACCAGTGGCCTGAGTACCGGCCACGCACGGTGGTGTTGGTGCCCAGCAAGGAGTTGGCCGAGCAGAACGCAGCCAAGTTGCAGGCATTGCTGCCTGACAACATCCATGTGGGCTTTGTCAGCGCCAGCCTGGGCAAGAAGCAGCACCACGCTGACGTGATTGTTGCCACCATTGGCAGCATCCACAAATCAGCACACCTGCTGGGTGACATCAAGGTGGTGATCATTGACGAGGCCCACCTTGTCAGCACCAAGGCGTCTGACGCTGGCATGTACCGCACGTTTCTGTCCAAGCTGGGCGAGATCTGCCAGTTCCGCACGGTGGGCATGACGGCTACACCGTTCAGAGGTAACCAGGTGTGGCTGACCGATGGCGATGAGCCGCTGTTTACTGGCATTGCGTCCAACGTCACCATGCGTGAGTTGCTGGACCAGAAGTTTCTGTCACCACTGGTGCCACCGCCAGTGCAGATGGTCACCAAGATTGACGCCAGCCAAGTGGGCATCTCCAATGGTGACTACAAGATTGGCGAACTGTCTGAGGTGGTGGACAGCTATCTGCTGCAAGTGGCGCAAGAAGCCGTTGTAATGGCCCAGCATCGACGCAAATGGATTGCCTTTACACCAAGTGTTGCCAACGCTGAAAGCCTGTCAGACAAGCTGAATGAGCGAGGCATTGTCAGCGCCGTGGTTTGTGGCGAGACACCGGCACAAGAGCGTGAAGACTTGATCCGTGACTTTAAGGCGCATCAGGTCCATTGCTTGGTGACTGTGCTGGCGCTGTCCACTGGCTTTGATGTGCCGGACGTTGACTGCATCATCTGGTGCCGGCCCACCAAGTCGCCAGTGCTGTATGTGCAGGGCATGGGCAGGGGCACACGTATTTCAGATGGCAAGGATGATTGCTTGGTGCTGGACTTTACTGACACCGTTGAGCGCCTTGGCCCCGTTGACATCATCAAGGGCAAAAGCCGTGGCAAGAGAACTGGTGACCAGTCTGCACCGTTTTGCATCTGCCCAGAGTGCGGTGAGCGCAACGCACCGGCAGCACTGGTGTGCGCTGCTTGTGGTGGCACGATCAAAGAGCCAGAGGTGGCAAAGCCGATAGATGCCAAGCTGTCTTACGCTGCCTTGTTGTCAGCGCAACAGCAGGCCGTTAACACTTGGCACGATGTCACCAGGGTTGAGTACAAGCTGCACCGCAAACCCGGCAAGCCCGACAGCGTGCGAGTGGATTACTACGATGGCCTGCTGCGCTGCGCCAGTGAGTGGGTGTGCTTAGATCATGGTGGCTTTGCAAGAAGCAAGGCGCTGAACTGGTGCGACCAACGCAATGGATGCCAAACCACCACCGAAGAATTGCTTGACACCGGCTACACACTGAAAACACCCACCCGCATTTCCACCCGCAAGAACGGAAAATTTACAGAGGTTAAAGAATATGAATTTAGTCGAACTGAACGCTATCAAAACGCATTTGAAGAAGCAACTGAAGGACATTGAGTCCATCCAAGTCACTTGCCTGCGCTGTGAGCATTTGCAATCTGGCAACGTATGCCAAAAGTTTGATGCCAGGCCACCGGCTGAGTGGTTGCACGGCACCGTGGACTGTGAGCACTGGGCATGGGATAACATCCCGTTCTAGCAATATGCTAGACTGTATGCGTGTCAACCAAACATAGGAGCAAACACATGAATGATTTACCCATCACGATGGAAGAAGACGAAGCATTTAATGCGTTGGACAAGCAAGTCGCTGGCAACCATTACAAGGATCTGCCGATCCAGCCAGTTGAGTACATACACGCCAATGCACTGGGTTACTTTGAGGGCAACGTGGTCAAGTACATCAGCCGCTGGCGCAAAAAGAACGGCATGGCTGATTTGGAGAAGGCCAAGCACTACATCGAGTTGTTGATCGAACTAGAGACACGCCACCAAGGAGCCAAATAATGATCCGTCAAACCATTGAGTGGGTGAAAAGCGCCTACGCCACACCGACCGCTGAATCGCTGGCGCTGCGTGAACTGGAGGACAGCAAGCGCAGGCTGCTGGAGGCCCAGACAGCGCGTGAATACGCCGACAGCATGTGCAAGTACCGCGAGGCGCAGATCAAGCGCCTGACGGCCTATTTGCACAAGGCCACTGAGGAGCAGGCATGAAAGACGAAGCACTACGCATGGCGCTGGAGGCGTTGGAAGCTGCAACACGATACGGCGCTGGGGGATTTGAGAATGCAAAAGACGCCCTGCGAGAAGCACAGGCTGCACAGCCAGCCGTGCCTGATGCGTTTGGAACGCGAGAGGGTGAGCATCCCCAATATGTGCAGGGCTGGAACGATTGCAGGGCAGAGATGCTGAAAGGAATGAAACCATGAACCAATGTAAACACCGCTGGATACTGACCCCAGTGCCAGACCGCAACCACTACCGTTACCAATGCGCCAAGTGCAACGAAACGGCATGGGCCATGCTGAAGGGGAAGACTGAATGAGCTACATCATTGCATCGCTGCCACCACTCAAGTGCTTTGTGCGCCGCGAGTTCTTGTACAACCACACCAAAGGCTTTGGCGAGTTGGAGCCTGCCATCTGGGTCAGCATCAAGGCGCTGCGCGGCCAAGTGTTCCGCATCGAGTCGCTGCTGCCCAACTACGGCGCTCTGTACGACAAGTTGCCCTTACACGCTTACGTGTGGCGTGAGGACTACGATGCCACTGAAGACGGTGACCTGCCCATTGACGCCCTGCAACTGTGGGATTGCATGGGCTACCGCTTCACTGTCTGCGAGAAGATTGGCCTGCGCAACCTCGGGGTCAAGTTCTTGGGCAAGGACAAGCAGTGGCACCACGGGCGCTACCTGTTCACTGTGGACTTCTGCGCTGACGGCCAGGATCTCGACACAGGGTTTACCGAGCAGGCTGAGGAGCACAAGAGCTTCAACTTCATCCAACTGGAGAACGGCCAGTTCGCCTGTCAGCCCAACAACCGGTGCCTCTGGTACGACCAGAGCCTGATCCCTGCGGAGGTGAAGTTCCCTGACTTCCATGCTGCCAAAACATTCTGGACCGTAGACGGCACACGCAAGTGGTCCGCGGGCGACGATTGGTTTTACGACATCCAAGAGCGCACATGACAGCCAAACTCTACCGTGCCCCGGTCGTCACGCTGGCGCTGACCGAGGCCCAAGTCGCAGCGATCACCGAGCCTGCGCTTGCGGGCCTACGCAAAGAGCATGAGCGCATCCTAAAGCGTGAGGCTAGGAAGCTGGACAAGGCGATCGCAGCGGCCAAAGAAGCCGCTGCTGACTACCAACGCACCCGTACCTTGGCACTTAAGGCGCAGGGCGAGATACGCGATCTGAAACACAAACTGAGGGAGTTCCAATGAATTGCTGCGATGAATACTGTGCAAACTACGGATGCAACCAAGGCCGCAACTGCCCGGTGCGTGTGGCTAAGTACAAGCCCGTGATGCGGGCCGCTGACCCGCTGCCCACGTCTGTCTGGCGTCAGCAGCTTCGATACTTGGCCGAGTGGATGCTGCTGGGCATTGTTGGCGTGGTGTGGCTGACGTTCTTGGCAACTTGCGTGTACTTTTACGCAAACTGACGCGCTCCAGCCTTGTCGATGATAAGCGCCTGCTTGCGGGGGCTGGTGTCCACGCTGTTGGGGATGCTGATGTGTGTCCAGCGGTCGAACTCTCGGATCACCTGATCGTAACTGATACCACTGGCGATGACCTTGCGCACCACTTCGTCTGGGGTCATACCGGGCACACGGATGTCAGCAGCGCATCCAATGCGGTGCTGGCTGGTGTCCTTGCTGCCCACGGCATCGTTGACCTTTTTGGACCGAAAGGCCGAATTGATCATGACCGGCTTGCCGCCCAGCACCACTTTGACCTGCTCCAGAAAGTCAGCCAGTCGCTTGAGGTTCTCAAGTTCTGCATCGTTGGGGCTGTTGTCCCAGCCGTTGCGCTCGGCTGACTCGGAAGCCGTCAACTCGTCAAGGGTGAAGTTGGGTGTCAGGTTCATTTTGCTGTTCTTGAGAGAATGTCAGTCTTGGCCTGGGAGCCAGCAGACGATCCGAAGTAGTAGGCAATGATGCCCGTCCACGCAGTACCCAAGCTGCCCAGCATCATCAAGATCGCCGGGTTGCCGCTGTCGATCTGGTTGAAGAACATCATGACCATGATGCCAAAGAAGCCAATGGTGACTGCGCCAGCCAAGATGGGTGGCATCAGGCTGCGAGTGGTGGCCTGCATGTCCCTGGCTGACTTGCGGTCCTCAACTTCCAGCTTCTCAAAGTTCAGGCCCAGTTCCTGCGCTTGTTTTTGCAATTCGATCTCTGCGATCTTGACCTGGGCAATCTGCTCGGCTGACAGTTTGTTGTTGGAGATCATGTCTCCCACTTTGTCAGGGTCAACCCCAATGGCCTTGGAGATGGCCGACACAGCCATGCCTGCCAGTGGGCCACCCATCGCCGTAGCGATGGTGGGTGCAATTTGTTTGAGCCAGTCCATGCTTACCCCTTTAGGTCAAAACTTAGGTTTGGATGGCGGGGATACTGAACCACTCGCTCGCCCTCTGGGCATTTGTATTTAATCGTCGCCAGCAAAGTGGCCCTGCCATCAGCGATCTTTTCTTTTTGCACCATCGTAAGCTGGTACGTGAAGGTGTCAATTTCTGGCCCTGCTGGGCCGCTAAACTTGCTGGCCGTGGTAGTCGCTGCATGGACCATGCCCGCAGCATCTCGAATGCTTGGGGTAAAACTTTCAACAGAGCAATCGTCGCGCTTTTTGATCCGCGCAACGGTGACGTTAATTGGCTCACCGGCCTGCGCCACGATCTTGAAGTTCTCAGGAGACCATTCGATGATGGCCCTGTCAAGCCAACCAAATTTGTCGGCCAGCGTGTAACTGCCGCCTAGCGCGGCAACGCTTGCGGCAACTGCTCCGATGGCCTTGGTAAGGTCAACCATCTCAGTGCCCTTTGATCCAGCTTAAGGTAAACCCTACTCCACTGGAAATGAATGACACAAAAGCCATTCCAGCCCAAAACCCACCACGGCCTTGGTTCGCAAGGGCCACCAGTTTCTCGACATGACTTTCCATCTTGTCGATCTTGGTGCTCATCTCATCGAAGCGGCGTTCGTAACCCTTGACGCGCTCCCACAAGACTCCGTACTTCACTGGGTCGATCTCGGCCATTTCTGCTGATTCCATCATGAAAGTT